CATCGGCGGTCCAGGTCGTGCTGTCGGCGGTGACAGCCGTGCTATCTGCAGTGATCGAGTCGGTCACGTGATCGGCGACCCTTCGCGCTGTTCGATTGTCGGCGCCTCGTGCAGCAGGCGCACCGCACTGGCGACCTGCTCGGCGAGCTCGGGCGGCAGCGCGATCTTGGTGATGGCTTCGGCGACGTAGTCGCGCACGAACGGCACCATGCCCTTCGCCAGTTCAGTAACCAGTTCGGTGGTGTCGTTGTCATCCATCATGCGGCCTCGCGATGTATGGCCTGCAATGCGCGCGTGAATTGCTGCGCGATGTCCTTGGCGGGAATGGGCTTTGGAGCGATTTCGGCCGGCTTGTCCGGCGCGGGCACCTGCGGTGGCGTGGGCGGCGTGGCCGGCGCGAACGGATCGGCCTGGGCGTCGCGTTTGGCGAGTGCCTCGAGGCTGTAATTCTGCTGCTGCAGGTATGGCGACTCGCCGCCGGTGACCGGCTTGAGATCGAGTTTGCTGCGGCCCTCGTTCGGAGTCATTACACCGGCGCCGACCGCATCGCGGATGGCGGTGACCTGCGTCACGGTATCCATGCGCAGCAGATTGTCGGTGTCGAACTCGGTGCCGAGCCCTTCGCCCCAGCCGATGCCGAGCGCGGCGTCGAGCAGCTCCTCGATTTCCTCGATGTGCGACTGGAGCGCCTGCGAATAGTACTCGACGTTTAAAGCCTGCACGTTGTTATAGGTCGGCAGCACGCCGACGCCGACCTTGTACGGCGGCACATGGTAGACACTGCAGACGACTTCGGCCGACCATTTCAACTGCTCGATCATCTGCCCTTCGACGTTGGTCATGGCCATCTTCTCGTACTTCATGCCGCCGGACAGCACGGCGACCCGGCCGAGATTGACGCGCGAGAAGCGCGCTTCCCATTCTTCTTTGATACGCTGCTCCTCGACGATGCTGATCTCGCCGGGTGCGGTGAGCAGGCCGCCGGGCACCGAGGCATTTTCGAACAGCAGCGCGGAGGTCTTCTGCGCGTTGATGCCAAGCATCGAGGATAGCCCCGAGGCAAACACCGGCGGCGTGCCGACCAGCGGGTGAAATAAACAGTTAAAGCGATCGTGGATAATTTCGCGCGCCGGCACGACGATGTCGTCGATGTCGGCCAGGTTGTCGCTGCTCAAGCGGTAGAACACGCTGCCGTCGTCGGCGACCAGCGGCTGCACCCTGGTCGGATCGAGCACGTGCAACGCGGTCACCACCTGGCGGTTATCGCGCACCTTGAGCACATAGGTATTGCCGCGCGAGAGTTTCGACAGCACCCAGGTTTCCCAGAACTGATTCCGGGTTTGATAATCATTTGGCCGCCGCAGCACCGGGCTGAAGGCCGGGTTGGTGGTCTCCGACCAGATATCGTTTTTATCCTTCTCGGCGAGCTTCACCCGCAACTTGGCGATGTCCCTGGCGATCAAGGTTTTACATGCGAAGTCGGCATGAAACGATGCCGCGGTGTCGACATTGATTTCGAGGTTGCGCTGCCACGCGCCGGTGAACGGCTCGCGCACGATTGGATACCAGCCGCCGCGACCTTCCGGCACCGAGTTGAGCGCCTTGCGCTGCTCGCCGGTGAACGGAATCGGCAGGCCGAAGATCCGCATCAGCGTTTTGCCTTTGAAATCTCGTACTGCAGCCGCGCCATGCCCCAGCGCCCATCGACGTCGATGCCGAGCTGCGTGGCTTCCATGCGCAGACTGTCGATATCGTTGGTTGGCTCGGCTGCTGCAGGTTCCGGCTCGGCTGCAGGCTCGGGCTCTGCGACCATCTTGGCCGGCGCCGCCTTGTCGGCAAACCGTGCTTTCCTGCCCGCCACCAGCGCAATCGCATGCCGTGGCGGTGCCTCGTATTCCTCGCCCGCGGTCAGGTGCCGGGTGCCGTACTTGTGCGGCTTGATCGCCGTCAAGGAACGCATTTTCATCGGCATCATCTCCGAAAAAAGGAGGCGGACGAAGGCCAGCCCGCCTCCAGGCAGCGAGGAGCTTAGGCGGTGTGGACGGGTCCGCCCCAGTCGGCGCTGGTCAGATACGCCACCGACTGCGTCCGGCCGCGCATCCAGTTGATGATCCGCTCGGCACGAATCGCGACGGTGTTGGTCTGGAACATGCTGACCAGCGATGTGCTGCCGGTCGGCGTGCCAGAGTTGTGCGCCGGCGCGTCCGACATTTCGAGCGAGGCTTCGCGGCTGGCATCGATCGCGATCTCGCCGTCATCCGCTACGAAGATGTCGGAGGCATTGACTAGGACGACGATATTCATCGCCTTGGTGATGTAATCGCTGGCGATCACCGGCATGCCGTTGAGCGAGCCGCCAGTCATCGACATACTGGCGAACTCGGGCTGGCCGAGCGGATTGGTCATCATGGCCAACGCCACCGCGTTGTTCGATGACATGATCCACACCCCGGCCGAGACCGGGTTGTTGGCCGCGGCGAACTTGGCGTAGAGCGAGCGGATATCCATTCGGATGGCGTCGGCATCGTCGCCCGACGACACCACCGTGGCGGCACCGTTGGTGATCGAGGCTGGCGAGACTCCCGCCACCGCCGTCTTCGCTGGATCGATGAAGTCGATATCGAGACGTTCGCGCAAAGCCCCTGCCAGACTGTCGCGAACGATCAGGTCTGACTTGGGATTGCTGAACCGGATCGACTCGTCGGTGAGCGCGCAGATGTTGGCGACTTTGGTCGGCGGCAGTGTCGTGCGCGCGAAGTTAAACGAGGTTAACGGCTTGGCCTTGCCCTCACCGACCCAGTAACCATTACCGCCGCCGGTCTGGGTGACGATCGGCGTATTGAACATCACCGAGCGCAACGCCGGAACACCGCCGGTGCCGAAGCGGCCAATGATGGTCATCGGCCGCAGGTATTCCAGAAAAGCAGCAACCGCGCCACTTTCCGTGCTGTATAGATTTGCCGCCCAGTTGCCGCTGATGTTGGTGCCGGCCGGGACGTTGGCCTTGAACTCAGCGACGATAGCGCTATCCGAGCCATACATTTCCGCCGCGATGTCGGGTGCAGGACGGAACACCTTCTGCGACAGCGCCAGGCATTTGACCTTCTGGGCAAACAACTGGCCGACCTCCATTTTCGGCTGCGGCTTGACGATGATCGAGCCGCCGCGCGCCGCCGCGCCGTCATGCTGCGTCTCGGCCTTGATCACCGGCTTGGCCGCGAACGCCTTGGCCTGCTCGATCTTGCGCAGCCGCACCAGATCCTTATCGAGCGCCTCGACCTCGCCGGCGAGCGAGTCGAACTCATCTTGCTCGCCCGCATCCGAGGTACGATCCTCGTCGAGGCTCTTCTGCATCACGGTTTCCATGCGCGACGCACTCGCGGATCGCTTGGCTTCAAGCGCAGTAATTTGTTCGGCAATGGTTTTCATGGCGCCCTCCAGGGCAGCAGACTTCGGTTGCGATGATCCCGAGGCGCCGGGCGGGTTGAGATGAACAACACGACGCGGCTTCGCTTGGCCGGACGCGGCCCGCTGCGCAGTGTCGATCGATTTCACGGTGGCGATGGTGCATTCGGAGTTGGCCGGAATGGTCACCGCCGACAGCTCCAGAAAGTCCCATTTGATAAAACGGATACCTTTGGTCTCGGTGATGAACTCGTGCTCGATCGGCTTGAACCCGATCGACAGACCGGGGACGAGACCGGCCTTGATCAGCGACCAGGCGCGGTCGATCTCGGCCGTCACGCCCTTGGCGATCCTGGCGACGATCTCGATGCCAGCCTTGGTGACCTTGGCATGGGTGACCTGGCCGATCGGATTGCCCGAGTCGTGTTGCCACAGCAGCGGCAGCGGCAGCTTGAACTGCGCACCTGTTGGCTCGACCACATCCTCGAGCCGATCCGGCGTCGGCGTCGATGCCATGCCGGTGATGATTCGTTGCTCGTCGTTCGTGCTCTTGATCGTGAGCAAGCTATAGGCGCGCTGCATGATTGCACCCATGTCCTTCTTACTTGCGCTGGGAATTGCCGGCGGGTTGGCGTACCACGCCTCGATCGCATCTATCGTCGATGCCGGACGCCCGCTTGCCCTTGCCCGTCTCAGGACTTCGTTTTTGCCTGGATCGAGCAGCGTGAATTTTGCGCCTTTGTCGACATAGGCCTGAAGTACATCTGGCTGCGGATTGGTGTGAATAATCCAGGCAGCGTCATCAAGTCCGCGCAGGGTTCGCTCGATTGCAGTCTTGCGGGATTCGAGCGCAACGATCCGCACTGATCCAGTGGAATCGTGCGCAACGCGCGATCCCATTGCCTTAGCAATCAAATCATAGTCGATGACGACATTGCCATCCTTGGCATGTGCCTTGACATATTCCGATTTACCCGCCACTGGCGGGCCGACTACAACATTGATCATTGGCTTGGTTTCAGGAGTTGTTAGGCGAAAAACAAACGGCACTCCGGCCGCTTCTGCGGCGTCGGATTGAGCGCGAGCAACGCC